GAAGTTGCGCCATCGGGAATCGACATAATTTTTACATTACCATCCCCCGAATCAAAACTAATTTGACCGGCGGTTCCTCCATACGCTCCAACTATTGCCATTGTCTAGCTCCTCGGGTCAATAGAGACAACGCCATAAAGCAGTTCGGGGGTCGCCGCTGTTGATTTTGCAGTTGCCGATTTAATACCAAGCGGGGCAATCGTAAATTCTGCGATATGGGAGTTTCCCGATCCCTTGGGGGCTAGTCGGTAATACTCGCCAGCAGCGTGTAGCCCTTCCACGTTTATATCAATCGAATTTGACGAATCATTATTAACGCATCGAATCGTAGTTACGCCGTCAGCATCGGAAAAAAATCCCGCTGCCGCTGTTGACGTTGTGAATGTGCCGGCGGTTGCCATCTTGTTAGTCTCCGTTTGTTTTTTTTATTTGTTTAACAATCCACGAAACATCATTAGCAATTTTAATTAAAAGATTTTCATTCTTATTTACATCGTGTTCAACAGCCGCTAACCTTGCTTCGTGTTTATTTAGTTGGTGTTGGCTTACACCGTAGCTAGCCGAAATAGAAGCAAGAACTACCAAAACAGTGAACACAAAAGCAAGCATCTCCCCGTTTAATAATCGAAACGATTTAGCTGACATGATGTATCATCCTCGGCCTAAAATTTCTCGGATTGCTCTTTTTATATTTTCGGGATGGTTTGCGTTTACAGTTGCTTCGATCCCGCCGGGCGTAATTATTTTTACCTTGTCGTCGCTTACTTCAACGAAGATATCAAACTCGTCGTCGTATTCTGGATAAACATCTAAAATTTCAACTCGACAACTCTGAGCAAGAAAATTTGCAATAACGTCCGTCTGCGCAGTAGCACCGCATATTCCAATTTGTAATTGATTTGCAGGAGTTAAATCGCGAGGCATTTCTAGTTCCTCTATTATAGGGATTTGGCAGTTCCGTAGAACATCGTTTGCTGTCATGGAATTTGAACACCTAGACCCCACCGCACAATGCGATTTTAAAGTTCTAGTAGGATATGCCCCCAACGCGGCATAACAATCTAATCCCCGCATCGATGGGTACATACCAATTACACTTTCGGAATCCGTAGTAAAGAATAAAACTAGCCCCTGGATGCCTAACAAACCGCAAACGTGCGCAAACCCTGAATCACATCCTATAAAATAATCTGCGGAATCTGCAATTTGTTCTACTTGCCAAACTAGATCATCGGAAGTGTCGCTTAATTTAGTTATTCTATCGTCAGAAAAACCGTACTCATCTTTGGTACCTATCCACACAACATGGTATCCCCAATCCCTCAACTTATATGCTACATTTTTCCATTTTGCATCGTCCCATCTTCTATTGGGGTTACTTGCGGATGGGTGAATGTGTACTGATTTTTTATCTGTCTTGGATTTATCCTTCCGCAATATTGACTTAAATCTACCGGGACTTAAATTCAATCCGATGTGGTTACTTAATAATTCATAGTATTTTCCCTTTCGTATTTCTTTTGAGTTGTTAATTGAAAATGCAAAATCGATAATAACTTCAAACGAGTTTCGTACTTGAATCTGATTTAGTTTCACGCCGGGAATAACCGTGTCAACGCCCTCTAATTTTTCGATTAGGGGGACATGATGAGGCATTACACAAGCGGTAATATGGCAATCCTTTTTTTTTAAGGCAAGTGCTGCGCCTCCCACTGCCATTAAAACATCACCTACACCCCCGGTCCACTTCAAGCAAATTTTCATACCGGTCCAATCGTCCGGTAGTTTGTAATTGGGGGCGTCCGTTTGTGGTAGCGTGTCGAATCCCCGCATATATCCCCCACACAAAAAAAGACTAGGCGGGACGTTAAAACGCGCCCGCCTAGTCCTAAAATTGACGGACTTAGACTAGCTAAAATTAACCAGTGTAATCGTTGCCGCTCATTGCCACGTTGTTAGCAATAACCGCAAGCTGACTATTTTCAACCTCGAAATCGACGCGGAAATGAATAGTCACTTCCCAAACATCGGCGCGGGGCTGACGATCAAACTCAATCGTGATGTCACGTTGGACAAAATAAATCAAGTTTTGAAGTGGCGTTAGCCAAATCTGCGAACCATCTACACCGGCTGTGCCATACGTCAAATCTTCGGGCATCAAGGGGACTTCCAACATAGGAATTCCCCAAGGGCCTGGAGCCAGTCCTTGACTCAAAGCAGAATCACCACCAGCAGTCTCGCGGTCACTCCAATCAAGTTTCCACTTGTCAAACGGTCCCGATGGAACCACCCAAACATAATTAGGCTTGGCTGCCCGATAACGAGACGGAATCTGTCGCTTCATGTCGTAATACAAAACTTTAGAAGGCGCTGCGCCGGCAGAATCGATTTGCTGTGCAGCCGGAACGCGGCCAGTAAGAATGGATTTCCAACCATCATTTACACCAAGAAGATTATTCTCAGCAGTCTGGGCGTCACCAGTCGATAAAGAGTCATCACCTTCAATGGCAGCCAACTCCGTATCGATGGCAATTCTTTTTGAAAACATACTTAGAAGCGTGTCACGAATTCCGGCGCGCTCCAAATTGTCTTCCATGAAATCGGTTTTCAGATCGAACGCACTACGATATTTTTCGCAGTCGTAAGTCACAACCGATTCAGTGGGGACTCGTGTTGATGCGCTGCTTGTGGTGTGCGCACCTTCGGTGACAATCGTTCCAAGATCGAGTTTGTTGATTTCGCCTTTGTTACGATTGGTTCGTACCGTTCGGCATTTTGGTAAAAGTACAGACTCATTGACAACGAGGTCAATAAATCGATTCGCTTGCTCCCGATTGAGAACGCTATTGGGCAAAGAGGACGAATCAACCGCGCTCTTGCTCATAAGTTCTCGCAGCGGAAGTTTGATTTCCATATTCGACATAAATCAAATCCCTTGTAAAAAACTTCCTGAAAAAACGGACTAGGAAATTCCGCCTATGAATGGAAAGGCAGAATCAAAAACGGAATTGGGGTCGTGTCCGGCAGACTTTTCTACAGCCAACCTTTCATCTCTCCCAATATCATTGGGGGTAGCCTTGGACAAACCATCCGCAGTTTTAGCAATATCAACAACTTGATCTTGTGTAGATTTCAAGTTGTTGGCCAAAGCGTTAAGAACTCCCATAACTTCGTCGAAGTTGGCAGATTTTCCAACTTCCTGTTTTTCCTTTTCCGTTTCTTCTTTTCCGTTTTTTGCCTGTTTTTTAACAGGGGCTTTTTCCTCATCTTCCTCATCCTCATCCTCAACGGCAGCCGCTTTCTTTTTAGCTTTTTTGGCTACCGGCTTTTCGTCTTCGTCTTCTTCCTCATCTTCATCCTCTTTTGGCGGGAATGGATTAACAGCCTTCTCTACCAGAGAAGTCATACTCGTGCCCATTGCCGTTAGGGATTCGGTTAAGGATTCAAATACAGGAGCTAAGGCGGTGGCTACACCTTGTGCGGTTTTCTCTGCGAGAGAATCGCCAAAGGAATCAAGGGCCTCCGCTTCTTTTGCAATATCTTCTTTTTGTGTATCGTCGGACATAATATCAGTATCCTTTGTGTTACTGTCTGGTGGGTTTAAGGTAGCGAGTTTTTCTGTTTCATCGGTACCTAAAGAACGTGTCGCCCAAGAAAAAGGGTCGATGTCTTGCTTCAGCGGTCCCGCAATCACGTGTATCCCATCGGCCATTTTCACCGTTACAAGTCGGTTGGCGTCAAAGTCGGATTGCTCGCGCTGAAAACCGTAAAATGAACCGTTTTCATCTTTTACAGAGTCGGTTTGTAAATCGTGGGTGCGAAGGTATGCGAGTGCTATATCTTCGCTTTCATACTTACTTTTTTCTAGTCTTACGCAATACACATTTAAGGGGTGCTTGCGCCCTACTCCATCGGCTGATTTAACAACGACTGCTTGGGCAGAAGTTTGATCTGGTATGTGTGTTAAACTCACCTCATACAAATCAATGTCAGTCAAGACACGCTCGGTTCGTCCCACATCATTTACACGATATGCAACTGTCACCAAACCGCGCCAAGAAAAAGTAGCTAATTCTCCATTACGGACCATTTTTGCTACTTCGTCTACAGTAACATCGGCGACAACGAATAACCCACGATCCCCCGGTTTTAAGCTGGGGATTTGAGCCTTGGGAAATGTATTGACTTGTGATTTTGTTTTTAAGTCAACAACTCCCCATTCATTGTCGCTTTTGATATCTGCAATTTTAACCGCGTGCATTTGCGTAGGGCGGCCTGCTGCAATACCGTTACCGGAATCATCCAACCAAAACTTATGATTAACCAACAAAGTTGGCGACACCATAAATTTCTCGATGTCAAACTCATCTGGCGGTACTACATCACCGCTTCTGTCTGATTCACTTTTCTCTACAGATGCGAATCCTTTGACGACTGCCTTATTGGTTGAGTCATCATCCGATGAAAGCGCAACTGGGGCGGTTAAGTGTAAAAGTTCCCTTCCCGGTCTTGGCATTTGTAGTCTCTCCAAGGAATTGAAATTTCGCGATAAAGTCTACCGAAAAAGGAGAAAACACGCAACCGCAGATTCTTAGGTGCCTACGTCTGCACACATTAAGGCCATTCAAAGGGGATTTCTAGCCTTATATTCTGCTCCCGTGCCTCCTTTATTTCAGATGCAAACCGGGCACGTTGTGATAGCGCCTCCTTAGTCGTAATCGAAGGTGGCTGATTAGTCATTGCCTCGATAAAAATTTTCTCGAGTTCTTCAGGCGATAACATGATTACTTATCCATCCCATCGTGTGGAAAATCTAACACGTGCCCCTTTTTTCGGGCATCCTCCAAATCACGTTCAAATTCTTTTCTGAGGGCGCGGCCTTCGGGAGTTTTGATACTCAAAGGTTTTTTGTTTACAAGTTCAGTCAAGATAAGTTTCATTTCTTCCACGGTTAATTTAGTAGCCATATTATTTCTTCTTTTTCTTCCGCTTAGTTTTTCTTTTAGGTAAAGGTTTAGGGCGCTCCCCCAAATCAGCTATTCTTTGTTTTTTAAGTTGTTGAGTAGCTACCTCTAATGCAGCGAATAAAGGAGTTTCCAAATCTTGACCCTGCCTTTTTTCATATTGCGCTGTTAAATATTGCCAATACTTTTTTTGACCTTCTTTTTTTTCCTTCTTATCCATTTTATAGCGCCCCCATTTCTTCAACTTCTCGTAATTTACTCATTTTTTCAAACATAGAATAGGCTTCTCGATATTCTAGCTGTGCCTCTACTAATTCGTCGGCCTTACGCATAGCTGCTAGTTTCAGTGAAGCCGCATGTCTTCGCATAGCAACTACGTCTACGTGTAAATCATCTATAAGATATTCTAGCGCTTCTTCCGTTAAATCAAGTTCATCGTCTGCGGCATCCGATAGTGAACTTGCAGACGATGCACTTTCAGCAGCCTGCTTGTATTTAAACCATGCTTTTTCCGCTTTGAGTTTAGCCGCCTCCTGCCGCGCTTGTAAAGCCAGTGCTTGTAAGCGTAGGTTTGAATTAGTGGCTGCCTCAATTGCATCTAGTACATCTTGCTCCATTTTTTTAAGTGCTGCGGCAAGGCTATCTTGCTCCGCTTGAATGCGTGCTTTTTCGGCCACCTCCGCCTTGGCTTGTTCTTCCTCAAGGGCCTGTTTCTTTATCTTAGCCAATCGTAATGATTCTTCTTTTTTAGCCTTATCTTCTTCATTTTGTTTATGTTCTTCTTGTGCCTTTTTTTGTTCGGCAGCTTGTTTGTCTGCTTTTGCCTTTAAATCTTTTACTAGGGCCTCTTGTTTTTCTTTTTGTGTCTGCGCAAGTTTTGCATCATCTACCTTAGCGGCCTCTGCTTTTGTATGTGCGGTATCTAAATCTAATTTCTTTTTATCGGTAGCTACAACTACTTTTTCATCCAACTGTTTAACTTCTAACGCCCTATCCTTCGCCTTTTGTTCACGTAGTATTTTAGCCTTAACTATTTTGTCATCTTGAACTTTCCTTCTATTCTTTATAACTTGCAAACGCTCCCGTTTCTCGTGCGCCTTTTTAAGTTGAAGTTGCTTATGTAATTCCCTGCGCTGTAAATCTTTTTTAGCTTTAAGTGCGCGACGTTTAGACGCCTCAATTTCTTTTTGTACAGAATCTATATTTCGTGTAAGCCTTTTTTCCTCTGCAAGAGTTGTTTTTAGTGGCTTACCTCTACGATTTATTTCCGTAGCTTTTCTCTCCATTAAAGATTTCTGGTTACTTTCAATTGTGTTTATTTTTCGTGTGTTATCGTCGATGTAGATACCTTCTCTTTTAATGATACCATTCAATCGTTTAGTTTCCACGCTATCATCAACTCTTGCCATAGCTAAAGCAGCTTTTTCAGATACATTATCCAATTGCCGGGTAGCCTGCGCTGCCGCCTTATTTGCGGCTACAAGATCATTTTGTGCTGCAAGTCCAGCCGCACGCAATTCTACAGCGTTGTCGTATGCTTCAAGAAATTCGCTACCTTCGGGAGTAGTTATGCCGCGAACAATCGTTTTACCTTCAAAGTTTGATTCTACCGTTTCTATTAGTTTCGTGCCTACGCCCTGCCTCCGATATTGTGGATTTACACCAATGTATTTTATGTGTACTTCGTCACCCACTATTCGATAGTCTACCGCGCCGACCGCATTACCAACCGAATCCGTAGCTGATATTGTACCTGAGTGCCGCGTTGGGTGTAATAACCGTGGGTCCATATCACCGGGCGTTAAATCGTAAACATCATTTGACATTTTCAACTTAGCTACATTTATCTTTTCGATAGGTACTTCGGCAAGTATGGTCTGACCCTTGGCTAGCTTGCGATATGCAGCACGACTCACTTTCTCGCCTGCCGGTGTCATTTTCCCCAACTTCATGTGGGGATTTTCTTTCATAAATCGCGCTAACAATTCAGACCCGATGCCTTGTCTTTGATTCGGCTTTGTTACCCATAAACCAACAGACCCAAATTCGTTGGAGACTAATGCAATTGGAGTGTCGCCGTCAAAAACAACTCTGCTTTGGTCAAACTCAGGTACCCCTGCTTTTTTAATTTCATCGGGTGTCATTGATATGGGATTACCCTTGGCATCGCGCATTAGCTCACCGGTACTAGCATCCCCTTTGTTGTAACCTATTCGTTCGCCCGATGCTCTGACTTCATAAGTCTTGCCGTTCTTACCAACTATCTCACCAACCTTATCGGGATATTTTCCTCCAACACCGCGCTCAATGTTAATGTTTTCTAACGCCTCTGCCTTAGCTGCTTCGTAGGTATCATGTCGTCCATATTTCCGCACGCCGGTTTCATCAAAAACGTAATACTTCTTTTTGTTTGGACCTAGTTTTCCACCATACGTTACGTCAAGATTATCGGGTAGTTCTGTTAGTGGCTCTACCTCTGGTCCTACTAAATGATCAAGCCCGCCTCCCCGTTCGGTGTCGGCGTAAGCATCGAATGGAATATCTCCCGTTTTATGCTTCTTCATAAATTCATCTTCGGTCATCCCTCCTGTTACTTTTGCAGCGGCGGCGTCATCGGCAGTAGACGCAACATTATCGGCTTGCTTTGCACCCGCCACATATCGGTTACGGCCAGCGTTTCTCGTCAACAGCTTGCGATAGGTAGCACGACTGGTGTTCTCGCCTGCCTGTGTCATTTTCCCTAACGTCATGTTGGGATTTTCTTTCATAAATCGCGCTAACAATTCAGACCCGATGCCTTGTCTTTGATTCGGCTTTGTTACCCATAAACCAACAGTGCCGGATTCGTCGGAGACTAATGCAACTGGAGTGTCGCCGTCAAAAACAACTCTGCTTTTATCAAACTCAGCTAACCCTTTTCTTTTAATTTCTTCGGGTGTCATTTTCAAGGCAATTCCGTCTCGACCGCGCACTAGCTCACCACTAGCATCTACTTTGGAGTAGCCTATTCGTTTGCCCGATGCTCTGACTTCATAAGTCTTGCCGTTCTTACCAACTATCTTACCAACAATTTCAGGGTATTTTTCTGCTTTTGATACCTCTGGTCCTACTAAATGATCAAGCCCGCCTGCCCGGTAACTCCAGTCTGATGAAATATCTCCCGTTTTATGCTTCTTCATAAATTCATCTTCGGTCATCCCTCCTGTTACTTTTGCAGCGGCAGCGTCATCAAGGCTGTCGGCTTGGCTCGCAGGTATATCATCGACAATACGTACACTACCTCGTGGCTTAGGTGCCATTGGATAGGGTACGTTATCGACTTGCTGCGTTAAAGGGTTAAACGCAATTTGCCCGTCACTACTTGCCCAGACCGGTGTACCAACAAACTCTATTTCCTCTCTGACTACGCCATTTTTCGATGCCTTTGTTAGCAACTCAAGTAATCGCTCGTGCTGCTGTTCACCTTCTAAGGTAAATGCAAATTTTGCGTCTGAAGGAACCTCAAGCGGTTGTTGCAGTCCAAAGTCCCATAAGTCTACAAGTTCAGAGTGTTCATCGTCAGTCAACTTATCGAGGTTAAGGTTTGACCTGTTCATTAAACCGCCGCCTGTTTTTTTATCCGTGTACCTTACCCCCTTAGTCACAGGATCGCTTGTCTCTTGCGATACTTCTAAGAAAGTGTTTTCTAGCTTTTTAATTTTTGGATTGTCTACACCTTTTGAGTATTTAACCATCGAAGGAGCGTCATCTTGTAAACTTGAAACTGGCAGTTCGTAGGAAACAACCTCCATAGAATCATCCATAGCGGCTAGTTGGTTCGCCATTTTCTTATCGGTAATAAACCGTGTGTTATTTGGAATATCTTTTTTAGCCTGCCTGCTTTTCCAAAACGCTTGTGCATCTGGCGAATGGGGGATGTCCGGTTTGAAAACCTCCCCCGTTACTTCTTCGCCCATATCATACATATTTGTTGCAATACCCCGCCGGCGCATATCTGGTGCAACTCCTACCGCACCCTTAATGCCCACTTCGGTAGGGTCTTTTACATCTGGGCCGTAAAATAAAGTACCCACCACACGATCATCCGATTCACGGATAGCTACCATATGTTCATAACCCAAACCCTCTAACATTTCCCCCGTGTCTGCGTATGATTCATAACGAATACCATCTATCGTTTTAACTTCAGTAGATGTGCGTGAGGTAGTTCCAAATTCACCCGTTCGATTCTTATAATCGCGATTTATTGAATCCCAATTTTTTGGCTCGGATGGGATTGTAATTTCTATTTCTTTCGCAGCTAAATGGGGTGCGTCTTTCCCCGCGATAATTTCATCGCCTTCGTACAGAACCGACCGTGACGCATAATCACCATCAAGAAGTGCCTCTGACCTACCGCCAGCTAGAAAATCATCCTCATCTAAATGAGTCCTACTTCCTCGCCTTGCAAACACTACGGCATCCTCGTTTGGAACATCAACTGCTAGTATTGCCCGATTCGGTCCTAGCTCTCCCGTAGTCTCCAAATCCCAATTTGCATACGAGACCGCTTCTTCATAATCGGTTGTGTACCATCGCCCTACGCCACCCCCCTCGGCATCTAGTTTAGTCCCCCCGTACTTGCCTTTACCCCGACCCTCAATCCTATCGGGGTTCACACCTCTATACATGCGGATATGCCCGTCTGGGGCCTCATCTGGGAAAGGCACTTTTTTTGCACTCACCCGTCGCACAGTATAAACCGTAGTTGTTTCTTCAGAATCTAGGACCGCCCCTATAAAATCTTCGGCGTTATTAAATTGGGTGGCGTCTGCTTTTAACTTGGCAGCGCCTACCAATTTTTCTTCGGACGTAACCACCTTAGCTTCGGCAAAGTTTAGTTCTAATTGTGCGTTTTCGGATTTAGTTATCGCGTCCATCAATTTTTCTGCGGCCTCTTGCGCAGCATCTACCGCGTGTATTTCTGCTTGCATAACATCATCTATTTTTGCTAAGTCAGCTTTCAAAGTCTTTAAAATATCTGATTCAACCGTCTCAAAAAGTTTTAGTTGTTTTACACCTTCCCTTTTGTTTATAAGTTCAGTTGCTTCCTCCAACTGTGCCGATGATTCTCTCAGTAGCTTGTCAAAAAACGTGGGACTGCTTGCCGCATCGGCTTGACTAGGGGTAATTAAGCCGCTTCTCAAAGATGCGTCAACGTCAATTAGCTGGTTTACCTCATCATCCCAGGCTTGAAACTTCCCAACCGCTACCTCTCGCATTTCATACAAAGAGTTTAAATCTTCAGGTTCAAACGCGCCTTCTTTTATCCCCTGTTTTATTTTTTTAATTTGACTATTTACAGCATCAACTTTTGCTTTTACTTGTGCCCTCTCTGCTCTTGCTTTTTGTATTGCCACATCTGCCCTAACGTATCGAGCCTCTAATTCCATTAGTCGTTGCGCGGCTACGTCTTGGACTGCGGCTATGTCCCTAATGCGAGCTATTTCCTTTAATCTTTCCTCTGCAATAACTGCCGCCCGTTGCGTTTGGATGGATAGTAATTCATCGGGGGATTTTATAGCATCAAATACCTCAGAGGGGCGGAGTTCCCTGCCGGGACTTAGTGCGTGTAGTGGTCGATCAGGATTTTTTCTAAGGGCTATAATTTCTGAAGTGTGTTTAGTTCCTCTCGTTTCAGTTACCGTAACAATTCCATCGTACCCCGCATCCGTGATTGCTTCGCTTAGTTCCCTTCCCGTCTTACCCCCGAATCGTTCGCTTAAAACATATTTCCAATTAGTAGCGTCTGAGTAACCCGCCCCAAAATCTACAACTAAAGGCTTTTCAAGTGTGATAATTCCTGTTTCAATTGTAGGCTGATCTACCACATTTTTAGGGTTTACAACAGTTACATATTTTCCAGATGGTTCTACATGCTGCCCATACCGTTTACCATAATCAACTGCGCTTTCTGTATTATGTGCATAAGTAAATTCAAACGGTTTTCCGGTTTCGGGAATACCCAATTCGCTTTGAACCAATTTTGTTTTAGTAGGCAGACGCACATTACCTTCGTTTTGTTGTAGTCTTTTAAATTTTTCAATACCGACAAGTTTAGGGTCAACAGAAGACGGCGTGTTTAAAGGTTGCCATTCGAGTTCAATTTCAAGATAGTCCTTTGGAACATCACTGTAGGGACCGCTTTGGTATACTTTTTTGGTTTTCTTTGTGACGGTGTAGTTACCCGCTGCCATAAACTCATCTTCATTTTGGAAGGATGCTCCCACATCATCTATCGATAACACCCGCTTAGCACGTGCGCCCGGTTTAATTTTCCAAACTATGGCACCTTCGTGGCGTGTCCCCGACTGAAACGCAAAATGAAGCGCCATATCCTCATCTCGAGTTAAGCCCGTTGTGAATTTTCTACCTCCCAACTCTATGACTTGACCGGGTTCTAAATCATCCCATGAACCTATGGAATTATACAATCGACTATTGATTAAACCATGCTGATTTCCGGTGCCCCTATACAACGCCACAGGCATGATGTCTGCTTCGGTAGCTAGCTTGTGAGCAATAGCACGTGCTTCTGCCCGTTGACGCATCATTCTTACAAGTTGAGTTTTTACGTGGTTGGCTTGTGCCGCATCGCCGGCTTTCTCAAGCGTTTCGGCATGGCGTATGTGACGCTTTACAAAATTTGAAAATGATTCGCCGACAATTTCCGTAAATCCACCCCCGGGCTGTATCTTGAGGGTATCCCCAGACCGATCAACCGTGCCCTCAAATATATCGTTGAGAGTTCGCCGTAGGCGGTCATTACCAGAAGTTATGCCCGTGGTCCCCCGCTTCGATAATAGCTCGATTGCTTCTTTCGTTGTTTTTGCTTCACCTCGTGCCCCAAAACCGCCCAGGCGAGAATTAGGGTACAAATCCTCAAATAAGGTTATGGTTTCATATTTAGGGCCGGTGCCGTCCATTGCCCATTGCTTCGCAACTTTAGTTGTAGTTAGTTCAAACATTTCGTCATCGAAATAATCTCCCACGGTTGTGGGTTTCCAATCAGGATCGAATAATTTGTCCTTTACGTTTACCTTCCGTGCTAGGGCACCATCTTGTTTTTTAACTACGACCGGCACATCTTCTATACCTAATTCTTTTGCAGCGATTAAGCGCCGATTACCATTTGTAACAAGAGCGCGGCCCGCATCGTCGATGGAAATTTCAATTGGGTCTAAAATACCGTGTTCTAAAATGTCTTTTTTAAGAGCATCTAACGATTTCCGGCCTGCACTCGAAGTGGGAGGTTTTACGTCTGCAAATTGATCTACAAACCATCGTGGTACCTCCTCTGCTTGGGTGTTGTGTTGCCACGGTTTAGGAATATCTGCGGCAGGTTTTAAAACATCGTCGGTTAAAGGTACATACTCCACTTCAATTTCTATAATGTGTTCCTCTACGCCATCGGGGATTGTAAAATTGCGTCGAGTATCCATAACTTGGGAAATGTCTAAATCGTCGATAGGTATCTCTCGTTTTCCAACTACGCGGAATTTTCCCGCTGTATAATATTCGTCTTCCTGAAGCGCGGTTAATTTTGCTCTAAGTTCACGTTTCTGTCTTAGTGCTAAGGCATACTCAGGGGTTGCCTCGCTCCCCATCTCTAAAATTCGTGAGTCGATAGCGTCGATGTCTTCAAATAGTTTTTGCGCCTTCGCCCCCGGTCTAACCTTGTACACTACGGGAGGCCAATTTTCTTCGCCTCGATCTAGCGCAAATTTTTGTGCCACCTTTGGATCGGTTGTTAGTCCCGTAACAATCGTTCGATCATTTATTTCTATCTCTTGACCTAGTGTTACTTCCCGCATATCCTTTCCCGAACGACTTATGGCACGATCACCTCGATATAAGTGCGAAGGCACTTCGTCTGTGCTGTCTAATTCGTTTAAAAATATGCGCGCCTTCGTTCTACGCTCTATAAGTGCGCCGCTTGCATTTTTAGGTAATGGTTCACCGTTAATCACCGCGTCTAAATCGCGTTTTAACATCGCGGTAGGTCTAGTCCCCTTAACTACTTTTTCACCTACTAAAATATCGTTTTGCGCTTCAGCAAAAAGTTGACTGTATGATTTTTCTTCTATCAACTCCCGAACAATTATATTTGCATCCGCATCTATAAAATCCCCCGTATGGAAAGTTTTAATCCTACTGCGATCCGTTGGAATCTGACTTAACTCAACTTCAATATATGATTTTTTTTTGGTTACCCCTACAACTTTAAATTCCCCATGCGTTGCAAATTCATCTGGCGCACCTGTTATTGTTTTTTGGGGTATTATGTCGGTGGAAAGTTTAGGTGGGATATGCTCCACATTAACTTCCAATACACCATCAATTTTTTGTACACTCTTTACTCTAAACTCCCCCGCCATTAGCATTTCGTGTGGTTTGCTTACCCGACCTTCCCCCCGTCGATATGCCTTAAATTTAGGTTCGCGCTTTATACCCTTTGGATTGTCCACCTTGAACATTATTGCGGTATCTTTCATCGGGTCATCTATACCGTAAATAGTATCCCCTAATGCCGCCTTGCGTGTCGATAATCCGCGTGTTAATACCGAATCTTGCGTAGCCATTAAATCGCTAGGTTTAACCTTTCCGGGTGTGGGGCCGTTTAGCCGTAAAAATGCTTCGGCCTTCCCGGTTGGCTGGCCTATCTCTAGCACCTTCCCCGGCACTAACAAATCGGTGTCGATGATACGTAGACCGTCTGGAAAGGGGACGTACACCGAATCCACAGACACCGGCGCACGGTCTAATTCATTAAGTAACGCCCTTGCTTGCGCTCTTGCTCGATATTCGGACACATACTGCTGTTGAAATTCAAACAGGCTGGCTCGTTCTTTAGGATGTAGTCTACCCGCTTTGTCGATAAGCTGTTGCAACTCCCGAGGGGAAACGCTCGCATCGTTGCCTTTAAGTAATTGACGCATCGCTTCTGCCTTAGTATGAGTTATTGACTCAGCAGTTTCACCATGCAAATCAAAGTATAATGTTTTTGCGTCTTCAAATAACATCCGCGTAGCTACATCGTCTGCGTCCTCAATTGTACGATAGGTAAAAGCGCCAGCTCTTAAGCGCTCATCCTTAGCATCGGGAAACAATCTATTGAGTACCTGATTTTTAGCGCGTGAATTTTCTGGCTTGTTTAAGCCCCCATCCAATAAGTCAGCAACGGTCGCTCGATCTCCCATACGTTGCGCATCAGCGCCGGCCCGAATTTTAAAAACTACACCATCGTTCGCGCCGTCCGATAGGGCATCCTCTATAGCACGTGACTTGCTAGAGGTTAAATTAGTCGTAACCTTCGATAACGTGAGGGACTCCCCCTCGCCTACTGGCAATTGTATAACGTCCCCAACGATCCCCCGCTGTGTACGTGGAAAGAAGATAGTCCCCGTGTCACTGTTAATGCCTACATATAAATTATGTGGTGTCTTGTCGGCATCGTCTAAGTGTTTTAAATAAACACGCGCCGTTACTCGATCATTTACAGTTTGTAAAGTTGCGTTTGGTGGCAACGGTTTACCTGCTAACACATCATCCATAGCAACTCGTAAAGCTACGTTTTCAGGGGATGCTAAATCTTGTTCTAAAATATATTTTGCTCTTTGCAAATGTTCCGTAGGTGTCAACTCTACAATGTCATCTGCAATAGTGGGATGCACGCCATAATCTAAGTAGTCTCGTGTTGAAGTTGGATTCCATGAGCGCTGGCTAAATGGCTCAGGAGGGGCGGCTACTCTCCCCGAAGCAAGCCTTAATTCGCGATGTCGCTGCTCTGCTCTGATTAGCGTATCCGTGTCCTGAAGCGTGCGCATCCGCTGCCTCAACTCTCGCATCTCTTTTTCGACTCGTGAGTGCGGCCATTCTGCCCGGTGAAGTTTTTGATTTTTAGCTATCGCGTTTACTTCGTCTGATAAAAGTCCTTGCTCTCCCTTTAAGGTAGCGTGCCATCTCGCCAAATTTGTATCGGTAAGTTCTTGCGTACGTTTAGCTGTAACGCTCATCAAAACTCTATGCTTGGGGTCCATCGAATCTTGGGCGGTTTTTATGATGTACAACGCATCATTCACAACATCATCTAGTAGGTTTGGATTTTGGGCGATGGCCCGCACATCTACGCTGGAAAATCGCCTAAAAATGTCATCAACATCATCAATTGTTAAATTATATTGTGCCTGCAAACCCTTCAGTATGCGATTGTTTCTGTCCTTGTCTAACGCCGCATATTTAATTACGTTTGATAGTCGTTCATCTACTATATCGGGTACCTTGTAGGGTAGCTTTCCCAGCATTGCTTCTAAATTTTGAAAAGTTTCGGGCATAGCATGTTTTAAAATTACATTTTTTTGAGGGTCCGTATAAATGGCAACTAAATCTGCCCACGTTTCGCGCTGGTTAGTAAAATTGATTTTTAATTTATTACCTATCGTAACATTCTGCATACCTTCAAATGCACCGTCTAATTTAGATGCGTCTATTAACGTAAGCAGTTCTTGCCTTGCACCCTCACTTACGGTATGCGTAGCTTGAACAAAACTTCGCCTAGCCGCCGGCATACCCGACATACCGTCTGAAGGTAATTGCATGGTGTGCCCTAGTTCATGCGTCATTAACTTTCGACGCATGTCTGCGGCCCTAAACAGATCGTCGGATATAAGTTTTTCATACCGCAAATCATCCAAAGTTAGCACGCGGTCATATCGTTTCATATAAGCGCGCTTTTTGGTAATCAGTTCTAACTCTTTTTTTAGTGCTTCAAATTTTACAGCGCCCTCGGGGGTTGGCGTACCACCCAACATCTCAATGGCTACTTCAAACTTATCTACCCTAGTCTGTAGTTCATTTAGTTTTGAAATGGCGCGCTTTCTACCCTGTAAGCCTATTAAATCGGGGTCAAATAGATGTTCTTTACTAATCGCAATGGGTTTAATTTTGCCATCTACAACACCATACGCATAAATTTTATTATCATCCGATCTGGCTATAAAACCTACCGCATCGATATCTGGTAAATCAGCGCGACCTTGACTTACATTAAACTTCACACCATTGGGGGAAGGTTTAGCAATACCAACGCCCCGAACCGGTAAATCGGGGTCATAGAGTGCCTTGCTTTCTGCAATCCATTGTCGGGTTCTTTCGGGTAACAAAGAAAGTAATTCGGGGTCGTCGCTCAAAGTAGACCGCACTAAAAAATCGTCTGCCTCTTTTAAAGAAACAGGCGGTATGAAATCATCGGGGTTTAGTCGTGCAACTCTTTGTAATTCTGGAAGTTCCCGCGCCGATTTCCAACTATTGGGTATGTAGTCTGGATTTTTTCTTAGGAACGATTCCCACTTTTCTGCATCGTGAATAAAGATACGACCTTCGTCCAAAGATAAAATTTTAGTAGCGTTGCCATTTAGCGCATCGGTGGTATCCCATAGCGTAAATTTGTCCCACAATCCTTCGTCTAACGCTCTGGGAACAACTTTGCTTACTTGCTCGTGTGTTCTTTTGATAACAGCGTTAGGGACAGCACGCCCCGATTTGCGCGCTCTTTCTTCGGCACGAGCAACCGCCAGAGAAGTATCAATAGTGGCATAATTTGCTTCTACTTTATTTCCAGTTTCACGTAAGATTTTTATTTTCTCACGTAATGCCCCATACCCACCATCACCCGTACCGTCTATGAGTGTGTTTTGATTTCTGCGCATCGACTCACGCACCGCAACGGTTCCAATATGCGATGACTCATCGTGAACAATCATAGCCGCTTTAGGGTCGCCCGCCTCTAACATCGTTTGATATTCGGGAAGGTAATCTTTCACCCGGTCAGAATCTACAATTGCAGTATTCACCGGGACGCCTAAATCACCCGCAGATTGTTTAACATCTAATAGGGTGCCTTTACCCGAACCCGAACCGCCGCCCATCATATATGATACTGGTTCATCTACCGCTGTTACTAATTCATTGTTTCGATTTACTGAAATTATTTCATCGACAATTTCATCATGCATAGATGTTCTGGAAGGAGTAAATTTAGTTCTTCCGTTTTCCGTGAAGCTAGAAATTCGGTGTCTATCGAATGAAGTTAAATCGTCGATCTGTGTTCCCGGTTTTGGTACCCAACTGTTGGGCCGATAGTCTGGATTTTTCCGTAAAAAGGATTCCCATTTGTCGGCATCGTGGATAGTAGTTATGCCATCTTTTTGAGTGAGAATTTTTGTGGGGGGTTTTCCCATGTTATCCCACAAGGTAACTTCGTCGAATACATTTTCGTCTACCAACTTAGGAAAAATTTTACTCACACCCTCGTGTGTACCTTTTATAATATCATCGGGCACCTTGCGCCCTTTATCTTTTGCTCTTTGTGTTGCGCGTTTAAATGCTTCGTCCATGTCGATTGTGACATAATGCGCCTCTACTCTATTCCCTGTTTTACGTAATCGATCAACGCGCCCTTGCACTTTTGCCATGCTACTATTACCCGTACCATCTAGCATTGTATTTCTACCCGATTCAATGCTTTCGTCTAATGCACGCCTCGCCACATCGGATGATTCAGCGTGAACAATAGCTGCTGCCGCATCGTCGCCATTGTCCACCATGTGCGTATATTCCGGAATCATCTCTTTTATATCGTCGGAATTTACTGTAGCTAAATTTTGAGGTAGGTCCATCTTCCCACTTCGACGGACTGTGCCTTTTCCCGCACCTGAACCCCCGCCCATCATTATCGAAACAGGTTCATCAACGGCGCTGCTGCCCTCTAAAGTAGCGACTATAATTTCATCGTGTAGCGTAGCCCGTGCGGGTGTATAAATGGGGGTGCCATCTTCAATACGGTGTGCAGTTACAAATAATTGCTCGGTTGTCTCCCGTGTTCTAAACGCATCCACAATAGCCTGATCCATTGCTTCAACCTGCTCTAGTGTCTTAAAATCTGTGATATTCTCACCGCGTAGTACCCACGGATTAGCACTTTTTAAAGGCATCGCCTCTACTTCGTCGATGTTCTTGATTAACTCAATAATTTGTGCGTCTTTAATTACGCTTTGCCCCGTACCGCCGGTAGGGACCACTTCAAATTTAGCGGCATCCCAAAAACTATCCTGATTATTTAAAGTTGCAATTTGTTTTGCTACGGATCGTTTAGGCGTAGCAATATTAAAATCAATTGAAACTTTACCATCGGGCATTTTAAAGATGCCAATTTTTAATTGTTGACCTGCGGGAACGTCTGCAAGTTCGCGATAAATAGCTTCATAATTTCTAAGTAAACTCTCAAATTGTCCCGATGCAACCTGCTCATGCGTAAGATTAAAACTCTTTAAAGTTGTGATGGCATCGGTGCCCTCATACACGGTCCCATCCATATTGAAAGTAGCCCCAAATACTTCACCGGTGGTGTCCCCGTGTATTTTGGTGGCCGTAGTACGAAGTTGGGCAGCGTGCAATTGCACACGTTCTTCAGATAGTAAGTCATCGACGTATTGTAATTGTTTGCGGGTATCCCACAGCGCTTCCTCTGCGTTTGCAATTTGTTGAGGTGTTACCGAAGGGTCAAATCTAGGTTTGGTTCGTCGGGTTCGTCGCCTAAGTTCAATCAATCGCTTTTCAACTTTAGTTATCGCTTCCTCTACTTCTTTTTTTACACTTGTGATAACTTTTAATCGCGCAGTTGCTCGTTGTGCGGGTGTAAGCACCCGCTTGCGTGGATCGGGTCTTGAAGTACCTAATCCCGTCAAATTAGGATCGGTTTCACCCGTGATCGTAGTGGGGTTAGACGGTGATCCTTGATCCCCCACCGTGGTAGAATCGCCACCAGGGCCACCTTGCCATGGTTCTAGTAAAATACGTTTATCTGATAAATCCGGAAATACGCTACACCGACAATTTATAGATAATGGGCCGTCACCTGGATGAAGTTGCCCCGATGGAAATTCTTTTCCCATTTCAACTTTTGAGCCGTCATTATCTAAATGTTCCGGACGTACTCGGTCGTCACCCACCGTAGACCAAGTGTGGTATTTAACACCACTGCGACGATACATATCATTACACGCACCATTAAACGCTTGCTGTGTTTCTGTGCGTGCGATTTTTTCACCCCGCACTAATGGGATATGATATTTCACCTTCAATTTTTCGGCTACTTCCATCGCAGTAGAATTGCCCAAAAATATATCGGATTTGACCATACCCCTCGCATCTAGAATAGTATCTCTGCTAATACCCCGACCAAAAAGAACCTCTCGATTTTCTAACTGATTTAGTATTTCGGCATCTGTTAGTTCATAAATTACCTTATCGAAAAATCCTTTCTTAACTTCAATTCTCTTTTGTGCGCGCTCCACTAAAACAGACGATCCGTTGTACCCCATCGACCGCAAGCCGGCGACCGCGCCTAGCTCGTACATAATATGAAACCATTTAGTGTACGTGGACTGCGCCCCGCGCACTTCTTCCGAAGTGCTAAGGTCTGGAAATCTTGCAGGGTTAAACGCCGTGCTTAGAAAATCTTTAATTACGGGGGCGCGCTCTTTGTAAGGTAATCGTTTTACAAGTTGCGCTTGCTTCACACAAATATCGAGCGTACCATCATCCGTAATTGTGCGGGATACCTCGCCAAGAATACGCGAGATTTTACGCGACATTTCACGTTGAAATTCGCGCTCTAGTACGATGCGTGATCCTTCGGTAGCTGACCGAAGGACAAAAAGACGGCGGGCACGCTCGCTGATTTTATCGTACACCTTAGTAACAGGCATAGACTACCCCTTGCGCATTATTCGTCGGGTATTTTGATGGGTTTAACAGGCATCGTGTCACCCGTTATATCCGGCGCATCAAGTTCAGATTTTAATTCTTCTATTTGATCTTCTAACGCTTGTTTTTCAACACCCGCTGCTTGTGTTAGTTCGTCAACAAAAATAGGGCCTTGGGGTGATAGAATAAAGTTTCTGTCGCCACCTTCAACCGGCGCAAGACCCAAACGCTTCGCAACTTGATTTATGGTCATCACACCCTTTTCAAGGTATGATAGGAACACAGTTTTTTCTGCTTCCCTATCGCGGATATCTAGAGGATTAAACTTTAATCGAATAAGCTGGGTGCCTAGTCCTAGTTTAAGAAGTCGATTCAAATGATGTTCCCACACACGTTGTGATGGCGTAACAATTCGATCTTTGTAAATCTCTGCCTGAGACAATCCCTTACCCGATCCTAGCTCAGAACTTTCTGCAATTCCGATAATGGCAGGCGATACACCGTGCGCAGTCATAATGCCCTGCGCATTGTTTTTGCGAGTGTCTTGAAATGATCCCTCTTGTGCATCGGCAGCGAGTTTTTCAAATCGTAACTTTACTTCACCTCGCATCGCCGGAATCGGAATGATTAGGGTTTTGTGTGCTTTGCCTTTTACATGCTGCCCAAAATATTGCATGATGGCATCCTTTACATCCTTTGAAAGTTTTGCACCTTCAATAATCACCGCGTATCGTGGCACTGTATTATGCTCAAAAAATTGGAGCATGAAATCACGAATATGTACGTTTCCTAAAACGTCCCCAAGCGCTGGTACGATATCGGAATATCCATAATAAATTGTGGCCGCGTGATGTTTAGGAATCCAAATTACTTCGTTCGCAGACTTCGCAAAACTATTAGTGGGTTTGCCCGTTTCACGGTCAATCATATTCCAACTTAATTTGTTATTAGCAGTCAACTTTCCATTGCGTGCGGGGTCATACACCTCGGGTTTGCCGGTAAGCGGCGAACGATCTGCGGAAACAATTTTATTACCAAAAGGTTGGTAATAAACAAATTTAGAATCGGATAAGATTTCAACGTAACCATGCCATCCCCGAAGGGGACGGATTCGGGTAGAAGGTATATGGGCAATTTTTCTAACTTTCATATCAGCGGAGCGAATAACTTCTATTGCCGCCCACCCCACCGCTTCGTAATCCATACACGCACGAAACAGTACGCCTTCAAATCCGATCAACTCGTTGCAATCGCCAATAAAACGATTCACCGTGTCCACTTCGGCTTCAACTTCGGATTGACGCACAGCGGGGGTGGTCACACCCGATTGTTTTAGCCGGTCACTAAAGCCAACTAACTTTTCAGCTTCTTCGTCTGACATTACATTAACGATAGGCTCAAGCGAGTATTCGCGGCCCACCGCATCAACGGTTTTTGTTTTCACGCATCGAAAATGGGTTGGGTCCACCTCAAGAAATGTGGCAAGCAACTCGGGCGGGTAGGGAGGCTCGACAACTTGCGTAGCAGACAACGAAAATTCAGGATACCCAAGTTCATCCTCACTTTGAGTTGACCCCTCGGCGGCTGATTTCATAACATCCAACAAAGTAGAATTGTTAGTCTCTTTGTGGATGCGGTCAGAGTCAAAGCAGGACATGCTTTGCCTGATCATTTCTTTTTGTAAATCCGCAGACGATGCCATACGGTCATCGCCGGTGATGAAAACTTCCTCAATTATATTTTCACCGCTTGATTCGCTGGCGCTGGTTTGTATAGCGTCTGCTAATTCACCCTCGGTTAAGATTTCCGATTTACTGCTCATGTGTAACGACTCGATTTAGGGTTTGTACTTTTTTTGGTTTTGGTTTTGGTTTTGGTTAAGTTTTTTTTTCGCTTATCCTGTAACTTTTTAATAACCACATCCCGATTTCTTGGACCCAATCTATCGGAACCTTTTGGAAATTCTTTCTTGTACTCTTTGGCCAATTCGGCATCGGTCATTTCAGAAAGAGGTTTTAGCTTTTTTTCCTTATCCTCTTTTTTGTCTTTTGTGTCTAACTTGCTGCGAGCTTGTTTTGTTTGCTTTTTATAATTGCCCTCACCACTAGATGCACCACCGACTTTTCTACCGCCGGCTGCACCGCCCCCCTTTGCACCACCGCCTTTTGCACCACCGCCTTTTGCACCACCGCCTTTTGCACCACCTCCTTTTGCACCGCCTGCAAGTCGCTTCATACGATCTGCTAAAAACTTTTCGCGGTCTCTCTTATCTTTTTCTTTCTTTGCTTTATCTTCCGCTTCCTTTTTTTTCTTGGCGGCCTCCTTCTTTTCTTTATCTACCGTTTCCTTGGCTTTCTTTTTTACCTTTGCATCTCTGGCATCTTTCTTTTTTTTTCGAGACGCTGACGTAGCTTCTACCCTAGCTTTGATTTGTGCTGGAGTAAGCCTAGTGCCACCGGGTTTCTTCTTTTTGGATTCCGGTCTTTCGGGTTTTGGTTTTTCGCGATCATACACACCACTACCTGGGCCGCCTTTTGATACTAACTCTTGTACACTTTTATACTGTTTCTTCTTATCCTTATTTTTTTTATTTGGGTCTACGCCCTGCTTAGGACTAGCCACTGAATTAGGCAGAGACGAAGAATCAATTGGTGATTTAGCCACCTCGACTATAGATTTTTTAAGTACCAAAAATCCTTTAGCCGCCTTCCGGTAGTAACCGGCTGATTTTTGTCGGTATTTACCCTCGCCTTTTTTCTCATAAAGTGCGCCGGCTTTGCCTTCATAGGTTTTTGATTCCTGCTCCACAGATGAACAAATGGCACGCGCTTCGGAATCGGAATGCCCCTGCGTTTTTTGATCGGCAACACACGCGGAAAAATTGTCATACCCTGCGAATGGCATTTTTAATCATCCTATTGAAATATCGTCGATAGTGGTTTCCATCATAATCATTGCGGCTAGCATGTCGTAAGTATCGGCGTGCCGCTGGTGATCCTTCCCCTTTGACCACTCGTATCTTGGATTGCCCGCTACATCCTCCACAATTTTTCGGATTGGGGTAGTCATTTCTGCGGTGTACACGCCGCCTAGTATAGCATGATAGTTGTTAGGGAGTAAATTCTTTTTTAGGCGTATTTGCGCAAAACTTCTATCTAAAACTTCAGTCCGGTCTGCGTTTATTATTCGATTGATTAAATCGTAAGTTCGCCGGCGGTCGCTGCCCTCTTTGGCATAACGGCATAACCACGCTTCACAACCTAGCTCCCCCGCGCCAAGTTGAAAATCAGCCGCTAGGGTTATCTCAGGCATCGAATCCATTACGGCTTTTTCGACGTTGTAAAGTTGGATTAAGTCGTAGATATCATCCACACTGCGAACCTTGCCAACGTACACCGCCTGCCGTTCCCCACGAGAGCGTAAATAACTGATGCGCACATCGAGCGTAGCTCCCACATCCACGCCCATAGAGCAGGGGCCGGGGTGTGAGTTTCCTTTAACATGGGCGCAATCTGAATGAACCACAAAATTGTAAGCGCCATCACCCGGCATTGTGCAATTGTCAAGCATCGTCGGGGTGACTTTGTTTCCGATAGCATCGAACGGAAGTCCCAAATCGGAATTAAAGAATCGCTGCATCAAACCAGGATCGGTGATTGCACGTGAAAACCTATCCCACATCCCAGCTATGGGATTGATCATGTTGCACAGCATGGATAGGTGATAGCCCTCGACTTGCGAAGAAGGGTTACCCGGTACCCAATGACCTAAAGCGCTCGAACGCTCAAGGGCGCCCCCACACGTGGGACAGATCATGTCGATGTCGCGCTTACAACCTTCGGCCCACTCGTCATCTCGTAATTTAAAGTCGATGACATTACCTTCCGCATCGACAATTTCCTCCACCACAACTGTAAACCAATCCGTCTCGTGAAACTCCCCGCATTTGCTACAGGGAATTTCCCATTCTCTCTGGTCAGACCTCATAAACATTTCATGGATACCTCTGTTTTTAATTCGCGGGTTTGCTAAGTATCTTTTGAATTGATACTTAGATGCCCGCAATCTATCCATTGCATATTCAATGTTGTCTAAATTACATTCATCGACTTCCTCGACGACAATTACATCAGCAGGAAACTCCTTGAAGTCGGATACTACATTACTCCCAACGTACTTGATCACCCCCTTTCCAAATGACTTGATTGCCATCGAATCGAAGAAACCTGCACCCATGATTCTTTTATACTCTTTTACGTTTTGCACACAACGATCAACACGGTTCTGGACGTAAGTGTTGCGCATCTCGTACTTAGGCACTACGAAAAAAACTGATAGCCCCACGTAAGCGCACGCTAAATGATCAATTACAATAAATTCGCTTTTGAAACTTTGCACGCTGCCCATCAAAACCATTTCACGCGCTGTGCTATTGTATAAATCCCGAATGTGTGGGAAGTGGTCGAAGTCCATTGGCTCATCGTGGGTATTTCGATGATGCTTTAGCGCAAAATTTAACCTTGCCTCTTTTACTTGAAGCAACTTCTCCAATACTAACAAATCGCGGTCTTTAATTTCCCGCAACGATTCGGATGTACTCAAAGCGACAAACCCCGTTTGATTAGCTTTTCTATGCTCTGCTCAATTTCTGCCCGTGTCTTCTCGCGATCCTTCTTTTCTTCCTCGGTATCTTTGCGCCGTTCATCTGCCATAGTGTGATATATTTTTTCGGGTTCTACAGGAAGCACATTTGCTTTTTGTAACATCTCAATTTTCATTTGCCGCGCTCGTAAGGCTGCCTGCATAAACTTTACACGAACCGATTTCATTCTCGAATCATCATTACGACTAACTACCCCCGTGGCTGGGTCGATAGTAGTGGAATCCTCACGCATTAAGTTTATTTCATGCAGACAAATCTGCTCGAGTTTGCCTAACCACAATAGATGCTCCGAAAGTACATCTGCACCCGGTACCTGCTCGATTGTCTGCCGATGTTCGCGATACAAATCCTGCAACCACCTATAAATCGTGGACGGGGTAACGTCAAACATTTTTGCGATACCTTTGGTATCGTGCCCCATCATGGACCACTCAAACGCTTGCCACTTTTTTTCTTCGCTAGAAAGTGAGCGCGCTTTCCCGGTAACCTCCAACATAGGGGTAGCATCTTCGGGACCGTGGGGAGTCTCCGAAGGGTCGATGGGGGACTCGGCCAAAGCAGCTACAAGGTCAACAAGTTTTTTTGTATCGTCCGACATAGTACCTCGCGGGCATTGTAGCGAAAAAAACTTTTGTTCGTCAAGATCAACTTAGTTTTTCTTGGATTACCTCTCGTATAAAGGCGTCCGCAGATTCACCCGACTCTCTCAAATGGGCCACGAGATTTTGCACAGCGTCCCACGTTTGGTCACTGCACAAAATAGCCATCTGCACTTTACCTTTGACAGTAAAAAAGAGGTAGCTCTGGTCAACAGTCGCCGCACCTTTGCATTCGTTAAAAATATTGGCCACAATTGACATTAAAGATTCTTGCGCTTCCATAGGCGCTTTCTCAGATGTTAAATCGTCCACAAATTCCGTATCCTGCGCTTCTTTTGCCTTGATAAAATACCTATCAAATTCTTTTTGGGTATCAAAGCCTAAAGCAGTCGGCATATCGTTGAGTTCTAATCCTGTTTGTGTTAGCTCATCGACAAGATCGGTAAATTTTCTTGCATTAAGTTTACCCGTTAAAAGATTTCTGCGTACCGTTTTTAGTTTCTGCTCAGACATATCCCAATCGTGAACATAGCAAGGCAATTCTTCCATACCTAACAAGCAAGCGGCACGCCATCGATGTTCCCCCCCAATTATTACATACCCTTTACCCTTGTCATCTTTCACTACGTTTAGCGGCTGCTCAAATCCGTCTTCTTTTATTTCCTGCATTAGCTGTTGAAATGTTTCCTCGCTTTGCTCATTAGGATTCCATTCGTTAGCACGCAGTAAATCTACGCTAAGCATTTTTGGCTTTGATACTTTTACCATTTTGTATTCCTTACACAATTAGTAGTGCGTCATTTGAACAAGATTCGTTTTGCAAGAGGTTTACAATTGTATCCTCTGCATCATCCCCGCTAGGCACCCTTCGATTAGGCATAGCCACAAACATAAAATCCACGGAATCAAATAGAGGGTAGAATTGCGACACGATAGCTTGGGTCGATGACTTTGCCGCGCTATACATAATCTGCGAGTTGTCCGATTTCCGCTGGTCTAACAAAAAGATGACCCGAGAACCTTGAGGTAACACGTTTGCTTGATGGCAGTACAAAGTAAACAACAAAGGGCCAAACACATTTACGGTAAAATGCTTTGCCATGTCGAGCGTACTTATCAATCGGGGGTCTATTGCCTCGTGGCAAGCTACGGCATGAACCATACCATTTAGTTTTATCTTTTGATCTAATAGGTGAGTAGCTGCCGACACGGTATCATGTGCTTGCGAAAAATCGCACGATATCCAATACTTCAATTCTAGTTGTGAATCGAAAATATCTTCTAGCATTGGTCGAATATGCCTTTGGATATCGTACACAATATGATCTCGAGAGCGTAGCGCATGAGAGATGGATGCACCATAGGATCGACTGCCACCCGTGACTACGTATGATTTTTGTTTCATCGTAAACCCCCGGCTGGGCCTTGAGGTAGTACAATCTTAGATTTGCTTTCCTTCGAGTCGTTCTTTTTTCTCATTTCTTCTAAGTGTGTTATTTTTGCATCGATGTCAGTTGAAAAATCGTCAACAATGTTTTCCATTTGATCTTCAGAAATGGAAGTACAAGCAAGAATTGCTTTCACAAGAGAAGATAAAATAGCGACTTGCTGTGAGCAATGTATTTGTTGCTCTTTTATCCCCATCAAAACAGAAATTAAACTTTGCGGGTGTACTTGACCCTCTACGGTCATTCCAATTTTCACACTGCCCTCAACCCCTTGGATGGATGTCATCACACGGGACGCACTATCTTTAAATTTCTCGTTATCAAAAACATCGAACATTTTTTTGGGTTCCTTTAGTGCATACGTCTGCACATTTTTTAAGTGTACTTTCCTATAGATGCCTTCCACCTGTAATGCTTTAAGTAACTGCTTGTGGGTAGCCACATCATAACCGGTAACATTACAAAGAGATTCAAAAGTTTCATTAAGAACATGATAAACTTTTGAGTACCCCGCACGCTCAAGTGCATTTTGTGCGCGAGTACCTAAACCGCTCCGCTCTAAAAAAGAAATTGGCTGATCGAGTAAAGCCTCTATTCTTTGCGGGTACATAATGTGCATCCTTGCTATTAACCAAGTTACCCTAGTATAGGCAGCGCATAAAAAAAAGGCCCCCGGTAATGAGGGCCTTAAAGTTTTGGCTAAGATACCAAACCCATCAACACTAATTCCTCTGCGCCATAAACTTTTTTCTCTCCACATTCCTCGCACTCATATTCGCGGGCATCCGGTTCGCAACAGGATCGCTCCGCGCCACACGCCACACAAAACCCGCACATATTTTCCATACCTTCTTCGATCAATTCAAGTTCAAAAGTTCTCATAGGTTTTACCTTTCGTGTTTAGCAGAGGGTGGAAATGTTCTCGAGAATTCCCAAACCCTTGGCGTAAATTCCATCCTCTTTTGCAAACTTAACAATCGCTCTTTTAAATCCCCGCTTAGGCAGAGTATCGAAAGGCAGCATTACTTTTACGTTTCTGCCGGCGAGTCTACCAAAACAATAGCTGACTCCCCAAATCGGGCAACCAGGATCAGATAGCAAACGGAGTCGCGTCACCTTCAATCCCGGTTCAGTCCAGTCTACGGGACTTTTATAATCAACAGTTTCCAAATACGCTTGGAAGTCTTCGCCGCAGCCTTGGGTTTCCATTGGTATAGCACAAGTTTTCATAGTTTTGTCCTCCTTCAAAAAATTTCTAGACGTTGTGGTGATTACCTTCTGAGTCTATCCCGACTTCATCTTTGGTTACAGCGTGTCGGAGAAAGTAAAGGTTGCCGATTAAGTTGTAAACTTCCCAACCAACTTTGGTCAACTTTCGGATCGCTTGGTCCTGAGCAACAGTCGAAGCAGTAATAATTTCGTTAGCCATAATTTCGCCCTCCTTTATAGGTCGTTTTTTCACTCCCCCTATTGTAGCTTGTATCGGCTACATTACAACCCCTTCTTTAGTCTTTTTTAACCCTTGTTTTCTAGGGGTTTAGTCGCATTGCTTTGCTACGTCAACAAAGTCAACAAAAAAACCCCGCTCTTATCGTGGTGATCGGGGCATGATAACCAACCACAATAAGGCGGGGGAAATATCAAAAGAGAATCTAGTTACAACCACAACCTCTAAAACGTAGGAAGTGAATATGTCGATGGCCACATCGTTTAAAGGGCGCGAACCTAAAGGTAACACCACCCGCCTCGATCTCTACTTCAGCATGGCGGGAAAATCGATGACGAATAATATGTGCATCGGCGGGGGACGCAAGAAGTGTAAATGAAATACCAAACAACAGAGCAATAAGAAACTTGTTCATGGTGTGTATCCTTACGGTCAAGAAACGGTAAAAAAATGAGGTGTGCCTACGTAGGCACAAATGCACCATTTTTTTTTTGAATGTGTTTTCAGGAGAGAGGGAGAGGTAGGAAGTGTTGGCGGGGTGTTGATATATTTTACGCCTCATAAGGAGGCTACAGTCTAATCGTGGTTTTTAGTTGCGCCTAGGGGGTAATTTATTTTTTTGTTGAGCCGGCATATTCAATCGCCTCTACGGAAGTTGAAAAAATATCCTCGAGCGATACGGAATCAAATTTAGTTTTGTTTATTGCATAGAAGGCTGCAAATAATTCATGTGCTTCGGTTACCTGCTCCAATGCTTTTTGGTATTTCGACAACATCGAACCACCCGCTTTGATTGCTTCTTCTAGTTCACCCTCATATTCTTTTAGTTTGTGGGTATGCTGTTGTATTTTTTGATTTAATTTTAGGATACGCCCACGTGTTTTGCTTTCTGGTTTGGATACTGATTTAATAAGGCGAAGCGCTTTAGATATTTCAAACAAGGCTAACGCTGCTTTGATAATGGCCACTTCATTTTTGGAATCGTCGCGTATTGCTAAATCTGCCTCAAGTCGGATTTCTTTATCCTTTATTATCTTCAAGCTATCTCGCAAAGATTTTAAATCGTCGGCCATTTAAGAAGTCCGTATAGCGTACTCATCAAACGCTAGTATATTTTTAGGTTGGCTCCACAGTAGCCAAGCGCGATCATCCCCATTTTTAGATATTACATCCGAGGTGGCTTCTTCCCACGGAGCTATGGATAGATTTTCAAACGAGAGGACCGCAGAGTACACCCACGCGGGGAAGCCGTGTTCTTGTCTTAGGGGGGCATCTAATATCAGACCGGTATCGTGCAACTCGTCTCGATAGAAGAAAACCCCTAGATCGATCAAATACTTTTTACCCGCGCTAGCTATTTGAACATCATCATCAAATGGATCGCAGGGGAGTTCAAACAATGTGCGCATTGTGGGCGCTAGTTCTTTTGACGCATAAAATTGACATTGCAATAAACCTTCAACGCTCGTATGCCGTAAAGTCGCCATAATTACACCTTATGTTCGGGGGTCAATATCTCGTTCATCGTAAATAGCCGGATCGGCCATGTGTAGTAGCTCGCAAATTAACGCGGTACCTTTTTCGTTATGCTTAACGACTCGTAGTGCAGAGACTTCTAGGCTATCCAACCGCCCACGATTTGAGTCAATTAAAACGTCCTGCGATTCGGGGAGAATCAAAACCTTTAGCGCTCTTGGGGTATCGTTATTAGTTAAATACCAGTCTGTGCATTGGTCATCGATTAGCGCGTTAGCAAACATCATAAGCACAATTTCGCCATGTTTATTTCGTCTACGCTCAACATGCACTTCCACGGGGGAATCGTCAATTGATTTCAGTATCTCACCCGCTTTTGGTTTGTTACTTGCCAACCATTTAAATTTTTCGCTACGACTAGGCATAAGATTTAACCTCGCGGGGGCCTTCTCCAAAGGTGGTGTCAACATAGTTTTTTATCCTGTATCGTTCATCGTTTAAAAAATAAACCGACCGTGCTAGGTGCATCCAATCCATAACGTGGGCATCCCCACGAAACACACCGGAAATGGGGAGGTGTTCAAATACGGACAAATCTAATTTGCGCAGGCGGTCTTCAACCTCCCACAGCTTTTCGTTTACTTCAAGCAGCTTTCGGTGTTCAATCAACATGGTAGGTGTTAAAACGTAATCGGAAGCGGTTAAAAAATGTTGTAGCTTGACTTTTTCTTTTTTGGCTACTACTTGTTTATCACCCGTTAATTTTTCGATCTTCAATTCGAGTATAGATAGCCTATCTAAAAGTTCACCTAAACCGATTTCTATTGTAACAGATTTCATATCGACTCTCGATTAAACTTCGTACAGTTGGAATTTGTCGGGTTCTTGTGTCTGTACCATTTCCCTTAAGACGGATGCCGCTAATTTAGCATCTACAATTGCGCGATGTCCGTGGCTATAAGTTACGCCAAACTCACGACAAATATTCTTTAGGGAAAACCCCTTGGGTTTCCACCCGCGAGTGAGTGCGTGCATGTAGGCCATACTTGCAAGGCATATAGTTAGGTCGCTGTGCGGGTAGCTTAACCTTAATCGATTATATTCTAGGCGCAATAGAAAAGAATCGAAACTTCCCCAAGACATTAACCGTGTACGTTTGTAATTCGTAAATTCTGCCCACGCTTTCCAACAATCTTTCCAAGGGGGAGCATTTTCTAAATCGTCCACATCGATTCCGGTGAGTTGGTACGAAAATTCAGAAAACAGTTCCATGTTTTCTGGTCGAATTAAAGTTTGATGCTCATCAACTACTTTTAATTCCGAATCCAGTTTTAGTGCGCCGATCTCTACGAGATGGGGCATCCCCAACTGTAAATCAGTTGTTTCAACATCAAAGATTATAACAAACGGATCGAGCATGGTGTAAAAAACCGTGCCGCAGATAGTTGTGATTGCGGAACGCGGATGAAATATCCACTCGACTATCTTACGGCACGGCGGGGAATGTAGTTATTTAACAATCGGAAAGCGCGTTATACAGCGATGAGAGATTTCTCCAAGTAATCATGCGATTTAAACCATTGGAAGCATCCGTTCCGTCAATACTTTTGGATTCAAATGCTAAACCCTCTTTTGAAACGCATAGAGTCAAGCACAAATCTTTAACCGCATCATCCGAAGTTGAAATGTCTAGCAGCAACGGAATTTCTGCAAGGCTCAACGTCATTTTAACTTGCTTAGGAATTTTGCAAACATCTTCAGCACGCTTCTTTGCCTTCAACCGCATTTTAAGTTTTTCTCTCGCCTTAACAATCGCTGGTGGTGTCGTTTTTTCAGGTACAGCAAGTGCTTTGCGCGTGTTGTAAAACATCGCGTCTGAAATATGGAATTTTTCCATCACTTCTTTTTTTGTAGCTTCGGGATTCTGCACCAAATATTCCCTAACCAATTTCGTCTTCTCGCCACGCTTCAATGTTAAATTAGCCATAGTTACCTTTCAAGGAGTTGTGTGTTGGCGCTTTGCCTACACAAGAATTTAAATACAAGCGATTGGGGGTTCCCCCTCACCCATAGTAATCCTTAACCCCGCTGCTAGCTAAATGTCAAGCAGCTATGCAAAAAAAAACACCCCACCAAATGGTAGGGTGTTTCAGGTGCCTAGTCTAAATTCGTGTCGATGCACCATCTGCAAAAACGTAGTTCGGCCCCTCATCGACGGCCACTACTTCAAATCCCGTAGGAACAAACCACCGGGACATTAACTCCCGGCCCGCACTGTCGGCCTCCTCTGAGGTAGCAAAAACACACGCATTAAAATGCAATCCCGCTTCACCTTCGATCTTCATTCCCGCTTGAAATCCACCCATAGTTTTGTCCTCCTAAAATTTACTAATTATTTTTTCGATCCTCAATCTTTCTGAGTTACTTTTGCGACATTGCAAAATTAAGAAGAAGGCTTGATGCAGCGCACGTGCTTGACAAACCACCCACGTTTCACCCGCATTTGGATCGCAATCACCGCATCTGTTCCGCTTCAATTCGCTGGGTGTGCAAAGTCGCTCCGCTATATCCGCATTATAGACAAGGGAGCAACAACCTTCTGAGTAGTGGAGCCAATTCTCCGCGCCGTTCAAAATAGCTTTTTTAAGTTGAATGTCTGTTACCTCAAAATTCTCTACACCTTCCAGCAATTCGAGTGCATAGAGTTTAATCCCCTTATCCCATGCCGAACGTGCGGGGTGGTTCTCGATTGCCTGCGACAATTTGGATACAGTTTTCATAGGTTCGTCCTCCTTCAAGGTTACTTTTTTCACTCCCCCTATTGTTGCTTATATCGGCAACAATACAACCCCTAAATAAGGTTTTTCTTTTTTGTAAACCCTATAAAACAAGGGGTTTTAAAACCTAAAATTATTAGTCACGTGCGGGTGTGCCTACGTAGGCACGCACCCGCTAGGATTCAATCGGTTCAATGGTTAGTTAGCTCCATAAAAAAACCCCCAGCTAAGGCGAGGTTAGCCGGGGGCGCGATGGGCGTGCATCGCTTACAGGTAATTCGTTTGTATCATTCGCCGTCTGCCGCAAACAATAAACCGAGAGCAACCGTTACACTTGCAATCGTAACTGTCCAATCGGGCTGCTGTCCGTTAATCAGTGCGATTGCTGCGTTGGTAATTGCAACCAGCGCGGTAAGGATTCCCGCGATAGTTGTCTTTTTATTTTTTGCTGTGCCTTTAAATAAGCGTGCCATGTTTAGTTCCTTCTAAAAAATTTATGTCGCACATCCCGGTGCAATTTATGTTTAACGTCAACCGAATTTTGAACATCGAAAGTTACTCGCTGCGGCGGCAGCGGAGTCCTCCTTTGCTTTTTCTTTTTTTCTTTTTCCGGTTCCATCGCAAGCCGCGCATTCGACAAAAACTGTACCGTCTCCCACCTTCCCGGTCCCATTGCAATTATCGCACACATCCCCCGATGGCGCGTCTGGTAATCTCTGAGTAACCACTACACCCGCGCTCGCTTCAATTACTCCTAGCCATTCATTTGCTGTCCACGCCTCCGCATAGCCAGATGGCAACGCAAAAAAGAGAAGCCACGACAACACCGAAGAACGCCACGTAGTCCACATTAGGATTCCTTTCTTAATTCTATATTCGGGACAGTCGCATTCGGGACACACCCCGACTGCTTCATACTCAAGGTTACATCTATTGCACACCTTAATCATTTCAATCTGCTCCAATAATCCGCGCCCCAATCAGGGAGTTTTTGGGGGGGCCAACCTTCGGCGCCACTCATAGCAAGAAAAGATCGGCGCTTGCAATCGGACCACTTCGCCCAGTACGCACCCTCGGGGATTTCTAAATTAGTCCCCAATATTTTACGCGGTCCTGAATTCCACTTACCCCACGAGTTGACAATGCAAATTAAAGGTTCACCGTATTTCTGTTTGATAATATCGCGATCATCCACGGCACACACGCACATCGCGTGCGACCACGAGCCTGAACGTCTGGAATATCCGTTTTCATCGCGCTTCGATGACCAACCCTCGCCACCACAACTTGATATAAAATATCCATTGCCAATAAAATCGCGCACTTCTTCAAACGAATCAAGTTCGGTGGCTTGCCGTAGCGCGTGCTTTAATCCAAAATCAATTATCTCTTGCGGTGGGGAAGTGCGGCCCCATTTTCCAGCCATTCGACCACTGTATTTTGTTAGATCAAAACCAAACTCGGGGTAATTTTTTCTTATCCACATTCCCGATTCGTTAATCAACACGCGGCTAGCGTGATGGCATCCCCATCCATCGCCCCCATGCCCGCGATGCCAATAAATTGCTTCCGTGGAAAGGACTGTATTTTTTTCTCCAAGCGCGGAAACTTCGGGCGGCCCTTCGAGTTCCCCAGTCACTTCGTCTGGCTTACCAGCGACGATCTCACACGCTAACGTGCCAAGAGCAGACCGCATCGCGCTATGGCTCACGCAGTCGCCACGCGCTTGTGCGGGGCCGGGAAACGCATTTGGCCAGAGCATATCAATACACTTAAACGGTACCGCTAACTTTCCCTTATGTGAATCTTGCCAACCGAACGCAGCGGCGGCATCGCGCCCCACCGCGTAATCACAAAGATCAAGGAGTTTATTGTGTTCATCGCCATCGTAATACACGCCCTCAAAACCGTCCTCGTATGCGGTTTGTAGATCGGACGGTTTCCGCATTTTTCGTAGGATTTGTCGTTTCATTGATTAGTTGCCCAACTTAAAGCACGGAATGCCTCGCTAATTTGATTTCTCTTTGCATTGTCCAGAGGTACATTATCATTCCCAATCTCACCTTCTAGAAATACATTTACCGCTTCCGAAAAACCGGGGATAGGTGGTACTTCCCCGACCTGAATAGCGAGCGCCCCCGCGTTTTGGTGTGTGCGTCTTACATCGCCGGTAGTCCTTAGTATTGTTTGGTCTTTTGCTACAACTAAACTTAAACCCTTGAATAGGTTTGAAAAATTTGAAGCTGCTTCAGGATGATTTTTCAAGGATTCTTGGACAAGAAACAGATGTGCTTTTTGTGTGGGCGTAGGTGCAAATGGGGGGATGGTAGGCGCATCGTCAGTATTTACATATACAGTAATTTTTACCGACAAATAAGCTAGTAATAAAAGTAGAGGTATAAACCTTAAAAATTTATTCATTTGTGGGTGTCCTCTTTCCAATGTTTTGCAATAACGTCCCCCGCTACTACGACCGCTTTTGTTTCGGCCTCGCATCCTTCGCAGGCATCTAGCAAATCGTTGATTAAATCCATCCGTACTTGAAAGGCATCGGGATTACGTGGTGAGTTTCCTTGAAATAAAAACGTAGAAATTTTAGGCCATAAAATACCCACGGTAGATAGCAGAACTAAACCCACCACAATCCATAGTTCGCTTGCCATATTATGAACCTTCCTTGAATAACAGTAATTGATTAGCAGGTAGTGCAGGACACGTAAATTTTCGCCTCGCCTGGAAATCTGATTTCGCCACACTTAAACACGGGTCACATAACTCTAATTTATTTTCCGAATTATAGAAGTCAGTTGATCGCCCCTCAAAATCGGTTTGCTGCGTGTAGAGGGTTAGGGCCTCTGAGCGTTCGCCACATCCGCAACAAAATTTAATAGTTACACTGCCCATATACCACCTTGGGAAGAAGTAGATTTTATACCTTATCAAAAATGTATGCAACCTTTTATCCGTGGGGTGTCCACGAATCGGCATGACTTACCATAGCATGTGCGGGCGGTTTATATTTTGACGTAGGGGCTATCGACTTTTTAGGCTGCCTTATGTCCTCTAGAGATATGTCTACCTCCTCGCCTATATGCTCTTTGTATTCTTCAATGGCAACCTCTTTTTCAATTTCTGCATAATGGATTATCTTGTCTAAATCTTCGAGTTTAAGTCGTAGTTGATTTGCTTCTAGATTATCTCGAGTGTTTGCGCGGGAAGCATATTTGATAATGTTTGCTAGGGTATGGATAATTTTATTTTTGCATACGTACACAATCGGTTCTATTTTATATTGCTTATAGTGTGTGCCGCCTACTTGTCGCTTGAGTGCTTCCATCTTTACATCCCCAGTAAGCGTTTGAGATAAACCCACAACCTAGCGAAAGCCGCCCACGGAATCTTATTTTTTTCTGTCTTCTTTTTTCTTCTTCTTTTAAACATTAAATCAACTCCCTGCAACTGCTAGTAATCTATTAACCCCCGCCCAGCGTTGCTTCCCCCGGCACTCATTATTATGATCTGCTTCACAATTACCTGACGGTAATCTGCATACGTACCCCGGCAACGCTACCCGTACCGAATCGTAAAATTTTGATTTCTTATTCATCGCCGCGAGTTTTAACGAAGGCTCCCAATGGTCCCATAAACCGTGTAAACCTAATCGATATAAAAATTCAACCTTATCCGCGCTCCCATACATTAGCGATTCGTCAAATCGTTGATCGGAATGGGATGTCAGCGCAAGTTGTAGTTCGGTTGGCCCCAAAGATATTTGTGTGCCAAATCGATATTCACTTTTAAATTGTGGCAAGAGGCTTTCGCTTAGTACATCGTCGTATGAAAATAAGCGCCAAGTTGCAAATGCAAAATAACCATCTTCCAAATTTTCTTCTGCTACTTGCGCAAATCCGTTCCACCCTGCATCGGTGTAATACATCCCACCATCCATAGGGCACACCACATCCGCACCTTCAAACAAACTAAAATTGACGCAATAATTTCTAGCATAGTTTACGTTTGTCGCGTAACGGATACGGTCCTTTAGTGACCTTATAGATAAAAATTTATCAGGCTCAAATTTCATCGTGATTACTCGATGTCCCGCGTTATTTATTTTTAGGCGTAACCTTTTTTCTTTCTCTTGGTCTACAATCCGATTAAGAAGAAATAATTTCTCGCAATTTTCAAATGGGGATTCATTCTTCAAAATGAAGTCTAAATTATCTTCGGTCTGCGTTTCGGAATGTCGCGGGGGAAGATCGTTTCCAAGTATGCGCCATAACTTAAAAATCATTTTGGTATAAACTCCCTATGCGCCCTGAGGATAGCTAGCTCAGGTAATCGATGGTCACGTGTGGCAAGGTTTTCAAAGGGTAAAACGTCCTTAAAAAATTGAGTGTTAATATCGAACCGGCTAAAATCCCAAGTTAATCGAGTAGCCATTTCTTTGGGGGATGGCCCCCAATCATACACACGCTCGCACGTGTCTTCTAGGTCTTTGCTGCACACTTCTTTTCGAGTGTCCCATTTTTTTAATGTTTGTTTTTTTTCGGAGGGCGTCCCCCATATTCCACTCTCATATTGTGGGATGGCTTTTAACACCGGCACAATTCCCATGTCTGATATCGCATAGTTATTCTGCCACATTCTAAAAATCATGTCGGCTAGTCCACACGATTCATCGAAGGGTCCAAGTTCTCGCAAGAGTTGTTTTTGTATTCCAAAACAATTAACCCCCTTACCTAACACTAAAAAATAGCCTTGCTGAAACAGCCCAAAAAATAATTCTAATTGACGCCTAGTAGGGCGCGCTGCTTCACTCATAATTACAACGCAATCAGAATCTTCACATTGTGCTGCGCAACTATTCCATAACTGCGCCAATGAAGTAAACCCACGATCAATTACCCTCTCCCGTTTCCATCCATTGAGTTTCAAATGTTCCACCGCCTTCTCCCCGTGCATAGTTTTTCCCGTGATCATCACGCGGGGTATTTTACTCTCCCGAGGGTGCTTCATTTCGTGTCTCGCTATTGAAAGGGTCAAATTGGTAACTGTACAAAAACTTATCGATGTGTACAGTATCCGGTTTCTTTTTCAGTAACGCACCACACCATGCGTTATCCTCGCCAAAAGATATGTCTGGAAATTTATGGTTTGAAATGAACTGTCTATTCCAAACGTAAATGTGGGCAGCCTGATTTGATAATAAAACATAACCACCGTCTATCTTCTCTTTAATTTGTTCGTATTCTATCAACCGCTCCGCCCACATTTTTACATTAAAAGAAATTAACTCTGCGTTTGGATTGTTTACTATTCCTAGTACAACTTCTTCTATGTAATCCCCCGATATCTCGTCATCATCATCTATAAAGGCCACAAATTTTCCAGACGCCAGAGATAATAGTTTGTTTCTCTTTTCGCCAACTGTCCACGAAAAGTTATCGCACAATCCAATTAACTCGATATCTTTCCTACCATTTAGTTGGTCATTTAATTGACTTACTATTGAAGGAAATTCCAGCGAAAGCCGGGGAGGTATTGTTGGAATTAAAATTGAAAGTTTTATCATAGGAATTTATAAACATGGAAGCAAATCATGTTCTCCCGGCGTTTAGTTACAAGGTTATTATTACAATCCCGGCACACTATATTAGATTTGTGAGATGTCTTTTCTAATGGATCGTGCGATATAAAAAAATTGTCCCCTTCTCGAAAACACTCAAAGCCATTCCCGATTATCGACTTTGATTTTTGTTTGGCTTGCTCTGTTTGATTAGTTGTTCCTGAATTGGAGTAGTGGTAAAAATACAAGACTTCAGATATGCGGTGTTCAATGGTGGCTAAATTTGCGGCAATCATAGGTTCGATCCACGCGGCATCGTCCTTACAATTTAATTGTGGATTGTATGCAATTTTTCGTTGGATGTCTCGCCTCCATGCGCAGAGATGACTAGGGAACATACCCACTAAAAAAACTTCCCCATATTTTTCATCTGTTGATTTTCCGTAGGGGGTAACTTCTCGGGGGGTGGTGAGTGTGTGTAAGTTCATCCTTGCGTACGAATTTTTATTTGCCTCCTGTATAACTAACACATTAAAAGTCACAACGTGTGGATTCTTAGAGCATCCCGATACAATCTTTTCGATGTAAGTATCAGATACAGAATCATCATCATCTACAAATGAGATATATTTCCCCGATGATTCTACGCTTAGTGTGTGTCTTTTTTCTCCACTTGTAGATTGCCCGCAATCGTGCGCTATTAGTACCTCGGCGCACCCCGAATCTTTGGCTTGCTTCGATAAGTGGTCAAACAGTTTTTTTGATTGTTGCTTTCTACTTTCTAACGCGCACACGCACACGCTTAAAATTGGTGCTTTGGTTTCTACCAATTTTTTTATCATGCCTGCGGGGGTAGCCTTTCGCCCATATAATTCGGTAATCCTTTTTTTCTTGTTTTTATCATGTCGGAAAGTTGCAAAAATCTATCTTCACTTTTTTCGTGCAGTGTCCCATCTAAAAAAGGAGTAGTACGCCCGAACCAATTTTTACCTGCCGTCCCCAAATGCAAAACCTGGAAATCAAATAGTCGTATTCTGTTTTGATTGTTCCATTTTCGTTCAAAGAAACTGTCGCACCCGCCCGCGTGCTTCCATTCGATAGGATACCACGGGCGATTTGTTAGATGATCTGCGCTCGCATTAAATAGTTGAAAAAATCCTACGGCAATATCAGTGTCCGGCATCGTAGGTAGTGCCTGCCATTCTTGGTAATCGTGGTACCAACCTTCCGCATATAAACTGATGTCCTCACACATACGCCGTTGGACCCCATAAATTTGCTGCTCACTTAGATTAGGAAATCGCATTTGCGGGGGCAGCACAATATCAGCATCTAAAACAACTATCCAACCATCTCGACCCACTATATCAAAACCTTCTTCCATTGCAGCGCCTTTATTAAACGCGCACCCATGTTCATAGAAAGCGTTAGTACAATGGCACGTTGCGTTGGGTATTCTGTCTACAATGGCTTGTGTTTTTCTATCGTTGGGCGTTGTTACCACCAGTACAGAATCGAAGTGGTGCGCGTTGGTAGGAAGTGTCAAACTTAAAATATCGTGATAATCAACACACACTAAAATTGCTTTAATAGAAATGTTCATTACGGTATAAGTTCCCGTGCAGACTCTATGTCATCTCTTAAACGGCGCGTAATTTTTTTGTAGTCGTAAAAATCTATTGCCGCTTCTGAAAATTCCCGTTGTTTGGATTCGTCCCAAGATCGAATCGCGCCCGATACAACCGTATTCAAATCACCAATTTCAATGTGCGGGGGTACTCTAATTAAGTTGCCATCGATTGCGGGTAATCGATCATATTCAGATAAGTCCGTAATAACGCGGCATCCCACGGCGGTTGCCTCGATAATTTTACGAAGCGCATATTGATATCTACTCGCACAACATAGGGCCACTCTATGGTGGTTTAATGCCCCCAAATATTTCGGAGTTGCAAATCCGTTCGCGTGATAGCCGGGGTGAGGTAGGTGAACCATCTCCCCGCCATTCTCATAGTAGTGTCTCGATTGCATACCCCCAATAGCGAGCCTGCGCAGGGGATATGGAGCGCTTATTGCACCCGATACCACGCAAGATTTCTTTTTGTATTTCGCATTAAAAATAATCCCTGCGGGTAATTCGTCTCTATTTAATGTGTGGTAAGTCCTAATCAAAGTGTAATCTTGAACCCAAGGCGCAACTCCGATTATAGACCTTGGGTGATAATAAATAATTAGTGCATTACAACCTATTTCTTCCGCAGATAACCGATGATAGTCGGCTTGATTTTGTGCATCTTTGTACACGGTAAGCGTGAACAAATCATCTCGATCCGCTAATTGTGTGTATTCAGAATACATTTCGTTTTTATCTAAGCACGCGGGGTGATTCACATCCCACTCACGTTTGTCCTGTAAAATTACAGTATGCACATCGGGGTTACTCTCCAAGTAATGCCGGACATTATGGCACCCGTCTATTTTTGGTCCTACTAAGTTGTAGCCCGATTCATTAAGGCCCATCTGAAGTTGCCAACCTTCACTGCTCATATGATTTTGAAAATTTCCGATTCCAAAAAATACTCTAGACATTTTCTTTTATCCTGTGCTTTATGTCGGAAGTAGATTCCATGTGCGAATACGGAAACGTAATTATTTTGCAGCCATGACCACCACACCACTCTACCGCCTCCTTGTGCCTACGTAGGCACCCCCACGTTTCCCCTACGAATAAAAATTGAGGTCGAATAATCTTCAGGTGGGTTATAAATTCTAATTTGTAATAAGGCACCACCTCATCTACACAACGTAGCTCACGTAGCATCTCGGTTCGATGCGCTAGTATGATTGCAGGCGGTTTGTGTTTGTCTTCCATCACAATATTATCAGAGGGCACCCCCACAATTAACTTATCGCAAAATCCCCTAGCACGCTTTAAAATTGTAATGTGCCCCACGTGCAGCAAATCCCAAACGCCCGGTATGTAACCTACTTGCATTTGTACACCAAAATTTTCCTATGTTTTTTCACTTCCAAAATGTCCATCTCTACGGATGCTTGCTGCTCGCTTACTTTTTCAAACGCGGCATCTATCCCGGAAGTGTCCAACCGCAAAAGATCGTAGACCACAAACCATTGGGGATTAAATTTTTTGTAGTAGTTTAAAAAGTCTACCCGTCGATCTGCTTTTATTAGGACTTCTAAGACTCCCCCGAAAACTATGGTTCCAAATTTTTTAGTGTACGTATGCAATTTGTCGGAATTAAAATCCTCAAATCGGGACACTTCAAAGGTGGCATGTGGGAAAAGTTTTTTCGCATTTTCAATCGCGGTACTTGATCCATCTATGCCGTGGTACGGTGTCTGTACGTGCTGACATAATTGCCCCTCTCCACACCCTACATCTAAGCAGGGTAAATTTTTTTCATTTACAATTTCACCGATAGGCTGTAAAAAAGTTGTGTGAAATTCTTTCGACGATAAATACCAGTAGAAATTTTCATCGTAGATATTTCTCAAGTGATCAGGGCTATCGTGGATGCTCAAAAAGGTCATGGGGTATGCCTTCGGTTTTTATAAAATCATAAATTCTAGTTCGTGATACATGGTCTTTTTTTGGTATCCTCCAATCTTCACCGTATTCATGCGCTAAGTATTCTTCAATCGGGGAAGGCACCTTAAATTCTCTACCGAATAACTCGACCGTATCGTAATTCTCAAACCACTCTGCGTTATGTACCAGCGCGTAGGGTTCGCCTACGTGCGGTGCGCGTGCGTCATTAGTGATAACCGGAATAGAAGTAAACCGCTTGTCTTTCCATCTGACATGCCCCACAATGTCTACTTTTACATCCCATAATTTTGCAACCAATGTTTTGACTCTCGTAAATGGTAGCGACCACGATTCTATTTCTGCGCCGGCATCTACTAAATGTTTTGCAATGTCGCCGGCAGTATGGTTAAAATTCTCCTGTAAAATTGCGAAGTCTATATCTAATTCAGTAGGTGTAAATCCTTTGTCCCGATATGCCCCCAGCGCAGTCCCTTGTATTAGAAAAAACGGTACGCCTACTGTATCGAAAATATCAGCGACCTTTAGCAATACGGCTTCTGCAATTATTTTGTTCATAGATTGATTACCCCCACACCACAACTTCGGCCCTCCCAGATTCTTAGCCATCGTTCGTGTGCAGAGGTAGCTTCCTCACCTTGATTTTTACGTATCACAGATTCTTCACTTTCTGATTTGTCGATGATCGTACAAATATCATAGTTGTTGTCTAGAAGAACTTTTTTATAAGCGCCCCCCGGTGCTTGGTCTTGAATGTCGTGCATAAATACAATGCCCCGCTCTCGCATCATCGGTCGATACGTATAAAAATCGGTGGCAAATAACGACTTGTCACCGTCAATAAAAAGCGTGTCGATTTTATCCTCGCCTAACCAATCGTAAACAATGTTCACGGTTGCCTCTGAATAGCTACTTTGAGGTAACCATAGAAAATCAATTTCTGGGAATGCTTTTTCAAATAATTTTTTGTAGGGAGTCCCGCGTATTTCACACGCGATAACTTTCTTTACACTGGACTCTAACGATTTACACCAATGATAAAGACCACCCCCTTTATCTGCGCCAATTTCTGCAACTATTTTTGGGTCTTTTAATCGCGCGGCGTGTACCATTTTTTCTAGTTCCCGTTTTCGTTGTAACGGAAACAATGTCCCATCGTCGAAGATATCATCATAACTATCGTGGTTCGGTTTACGGGAATCTTCGCTTAGAAAAAACTGCTCCCACGCTTCGTTTAAATTAGTAGGTAAAGGTGCGTCCATAAAATCACTTTGTTGAGTTTTGAATATATTGAGTAGCTGAACCTAGCGCTTGATCTTTTAGTTGGTCAAGGTCCGTTACAACTTCCACCTCTCGATTTTTTAATTTAGGATTATAAATATTGGCGTGCGCTTCGCTCGTTTGTTCTTTGTTTCCGCTCATCGCTAATTCACCATATCCCCTCAAAGGGATTCCGCATTTATGGCAATGAAACTTTATCTGGTTAGAAAATGATTCGATAGATTTTCTCCACCAATCCGGCGTTACTTTAGTACCGGTGTCGGGGTAGTCCTTGTCATGCTGGTGGAGCATTGCTTGCGCGCCGGCAACCTCACAAAACCATGCCCGTAATTCTCCACGAAACGTCCCGATAAGCGCACTCCAATTTTGGTTTATGTCGCAATTGGAAATTAGTTCCCACCTTTTCGATTCATCTGCAATAACATCTTCCATAGCAACGAAGGGGGGTGAATGGCGAGAATCCGAATGTAGCCCCACTGGGTTACATTCAGGCCAATCTCGTTTAAATTCATCATAGGCATCTTGATCTAGATGCACATTCAAATTTGAATACGCGGGATTAAAAGTTTTTCGTGCCGCCGCACCGTGGCCAAACAATTTGTTACACCATAGCCCGCATTGCTCCTGGTCAAAATGACTGCGCATGATCTCGCACAAATCTTCAAATTGTGGGTGTACGGCGGGATTTCCACCAAACATGCCGATAACTCCAAAGTATCCGTGCAAACTCGCGCACGCATCATCAAATTGGTCCAGCGTAATTTTCGCAAACGGACCTTTTAAATTGCTCCCCTGCGTGCATCCAAAACAAGATTTATCACAAGAGCGTGTAATCCATATTTGGAGGACACCCTGTTTCCACGTTACTTGTGGGCGAGGTTGGCCGGGGGGCACCATTTTTTGTATTGCTTCGATTTCGTTCATTTGGGATAATTTATTTTTCCTTTGTTGATTGCAAGGAGGCGCAATTTATGGAAAGAGTAATTAACGTAGCTTGGAAAAAGTGGAGACTTATTTTTGCAAAAGACTTGCCGCGTGATACTGAAGGTACCACGGACCCACCGACCAAGAAAAGAAAAGCAATTCGGATAAAGTCGGAATTGGTAGGCCAAGAATTTCTCGAGACGTATTTGCATGAAACGCATCATGCGGGCAACGACACGATCAACGAAGATTATGTAGCCCAAATCGCGGAAGACCAAGCGGCTGCTTTTTGCCATGCGGATTGCCTTGGGCGATTTTTATCCTGCCCTAAAATTGTAAACATAGTTCAAAATATTCTGGATTCGCAATCCTAGCTTATAGCAGAAATTCAATCAAGCCATTCGGAAAGGATACCCAACATGGCCGCATTTCGATGGGACGAATCAAAGGAAAAATACATCCTCGATATGATTCGGAAAAACCCCGAAACTCCACATAAGAAATTTGCGGAATATTTTGGGATTACCCCCAATGCAGTTCGTAAAAAATTCCACCGAATGGGGATTTCCGTTGACAAGTTACGAAGCGGGGAATTTATATTGCACCCCGAAATTGAACCCGAAGAAACTCCCCCAGATCAAATTTGGAAAAACTACGAGAAGCATAACGAACAGAAAATTGCAAAACACAAAAATGATGGTAGGTACATTGCCGAATTTCCCCACGAAGTGATTGGAGTCACTTTTATAAGTGATCAACACATCGCCGGGAATAACATCTGCGCATTAAAACGGATGCGAGAAGATGCTGAGTTAGTAGCTAAAACGCCGGGACTTTTTGCGTGCCTGGGTGGGGACTCTATCGACAACCACATTAAACATCGATCTGCTATTTTGTCTGCCCGAACCACGCCGGGTGATCAATACGAATTGTTTGATTACTATTTAAGTTTGTTTTCTGAGTCGATCCTCGGGGTAATTACGGGCAACCATGACGACTGGACCCCGCAGGTGGCCGGTGTGGATGTGATTGCAATGATCTGTGCAAAACATGGCATCGCCTGCGCAAGCGATGAGGCGCGGATATCAGCGACCGTAGGGGCCACCACTTATAACCTAGCTTGGCGGCATAA